AACTGCCCGAACCACGCAATAATGTGGTCGTGCATTTCAATTCTGGTTGGTGCGGGTCGACTGGTTGTCTCCAGGTCGATAGCTGGGCAGATCAACCCAGCTGAGCGGATGACGTCCAACGCGGACCCATCTGCTAGCTCTGTATCAAGGCCTGCTTCTTCCAAGGCCATTGATACAGTAAAAGCTTCTAATGCTATTTGATCCATTGAGAGATCCTCAATCGCATAAGTTGCTATATCAATGAGTGGCTTTCCTGGTGTTTGGCCTTCAGGTTCCGGGGTATCCACTCGTTCCGGTGTATAAAAATTGTCTGATGTTTCCGATTCACTATCGGCGTCTAATTCTGCGAAAATTAGGTTCAGGTCCTCATACACTTGAAGATGACCAGAAACCTTTGCGTACATTTCTGCGGTGAGTAGGGCTTTCATAGTGATAACCATCGTGTATATCGCAACCATTGCGTATAGACACGAGTGTTCGATGACAGACGGTGCTAATAGGGTGACACAATTGTTAGTCCACCCATATCCCTCGACTTGGTTCCGCTTAATGATCCGGCGTAACCCGTTGAAAGAAAGAGGCGCTGGGAAAACGACTGCATTTTCCTCTAACTTCCAGGTTCCAATTTCTCGTGACCTTAATGCGAAAGGTCTACCAAGCCATTGTGACCCAGACTCCAGCGCTCTTCCTTCATATCGGGTTCCGTATGAATCAACAGCTGCCCAATGCCCGAATGGGAATGGTAATGTTAGGGTGTCTGAAACTCGTGGCACCCAGATTAACTTCCCGCCGTTAGCACACAGCAAAGAAGTTTCATTCCATAGTCGTGAGGCAAGTGTGGATGCAAAAGAGATCAGGAATCCCCAGATACTAAGGTTCCATAAGTAAAATACGGGACCTATCCACAACAATTTGACACCCCACTTTAGTGCGCGGACCGGTTCGATGCCTAAACCGGTCAAAACCATGCGTGTTAATCCTGGATATGAAAGGATTAAACACACAGGGATGAGCCAACCTTGTCCTATTAGGTTTAAGGTCACGATCGCTCTGAACAAATCAGTTATAATTGAAACCCAGGTTGTTTGCCATAATGCATAACGCAAGTGGCAATACCATCTGAGATGAACTGGTAGGTTCAGGTTGAAACTGGAATTCAACAAACACACAAACCATATCCAGGAGGTGTCTTGGACATCCTCTGGTTTTGGGAGTGTGTG